ACACCTCTACATGCCGCAAAAGTAATTGTAAATCTTGTTTTCCACTCTAAAAATAATTTAGCGTCAGCTCCATATTGTGCTAAATAAGTTTTGTTAAGTAGGCAATAACAACCATTTATCATTCTATCTTCTGGTACATCACATTGGTCTGCGGGTATAACTTCAACGTCATTTCCAGACCCTTCATAACACTCTAAAGGTACCATACCATCACAAGCTAATGTACTTATTAATCCTGGTTCTACCTCTGAATCGTATTGTTCACCACTTGGTAAATCTGGTGAAACGCCTTGTGTTGGGTCAGCGTCTTGTCCAAAACCTGGCCTATAAAAACAAAAATTATTATTTTGATGTAATGCAAACCCTGTTCTTTGTCTTGGTCCATTTTCAACACAAGAAGAAGTTGGTAATCTATCACTTCTCATAACAATGTTGTTACTATCACTAAAATTAACACCTGGAAGTGATGGGTATCTATAATATGCCGCAGAATATAAAGCGTAAAAATATGACCCTGATTGTTGGAATGGCCAACTATAAAGTGACCTATTACCAGCAGTACCATACCAATCTTCTAGCTGTGTTATGTTGTATCGATAGTTTGTAGCTATGAAACTTCCTCCTGGATATATGTTAGACGCTAGTGGTAAAAGTTTTCCATTAGGGTCAAAACTTAATTGTCCATTTCCACCATCAAATTGACCAACTGTATTCCAAACATTATCACTCAGAACTGGCTTGTATGATAAACCTCCCTCGGTATCTACAGTGTTCATATTTATATCGTCTGTTGATAAATAATAATAGGGGTTATTAGATGTAAATGCAGTATAACTAGATACGTCTGGTGTAAAAGTATATGATGGGAAATATAAACCGGTAGCTAGTGAATTATCTATTGTATTATGTGTTTTTGGTGAGTTGGTACTATAAGCGGCGCCTGGTTGTATGGGGATATTTAAATAATAAGACCCTTCAAATACTGTATTTTGGTTTGTACCACCATATCCAAAAACTCTAGACAAATCATATTTAATTATTTGTTTACTACTATTAGGGTCAACACCTCTCACTAATATAATAACCTCATAATCGCTTTGATAATTTTCAATACCTTCTATAGCAACAAAGTTATTTGCTTGTCTTTCAATATCAGTACCATCATCATTAGTTCCTGTGACAACTGATGGTGGTGCTAAAAGATTATTTGAGTTTTTATCAGTAAGTGTATAAGATATTTTATGTTTTAAATACCCACCTGGAAAACGTGACGTATCCGATTCGTCTGCTAATGCTTCAAATTGACCAACTGTCATACCTGTTATTACTTGAAAATACTCAACATCTGGAACATATTTCATATAGTTCTCAGTACTGCCAGTTTCTATAATATTAATATTTGCAGATGAAATACCACCACCTGGGTTTGCATATGTTACTGGATATGAAATTGGTGTTTGTGATATTTGTGTTGTTCCTGTAACACTATTTAAACCAAATTGATTTAATGTTGCACCGGTTATATTTACTTGACCGTTTGAATTTCTTGAATCATTAAATGTAAACAAATTACCAATTCCTAGTCTTTCTGTCGTATTTTTATCTGCTAATAAAACTATAACACTATCTTTATATGTTCCAGCCTCAACAGTACCTGGGTTTGGTGTTATTGATATTTGATTAACACCTGTAAAATACTTATCTCTAGTATTAAATTCATTTAGTTTTTGTGGATAAGTAACATTTGTTGGTCTACCAAAAATTCTACGGTTATCACCACTAATAGGCGCTTTGTCACCAAAAAATAGAAATGGTTGTGGTGCTTTAATGTAAAGTGATTCTGGTGTTCCTTCAAGAACATCATATCCAGAAAACATCCTTTGAAAATCTATTTGTGCTCTAACTACGGGGTCTTGAAACATTTCTTCGTCAGCGATAGAGTTTATTAGTGATCTAAGGTCTATATCGTAATTTGTTTTATTACCCCTAAAAAACCCTCTATTAGCATTGTCAGCATCATAAGTTGGTATATTTGGCAGATTTGGGTGTTCATACAAATTATAGGTTCCTGATAGGTTTACTGGTGCTAAAAATGAATTTGATACCGATGTTTGTACGCCATCACTATCTTCTTGATTTGCCTCTATTTCAGCTAAAACTGATTCTTCATCAAAATCATCGTCCATTTCTGCATTTCCACATTGACAATCACAATTATTACATTCTGGATATGAAATCATTGGTAGACCAATCCTTGGGAAACCTTTTACCCTTCTAGCGAATTTAAATGCGAATACTGCGAATGTTACCGCTAAGGCTACATAAAATATTGTTTTTATAACTAAAAAAGCTGTTAGTAGTGTTAGTCTAATAACTTCAAGTATATTTGTTAGATTAACAACAAAACCTACACCACTACTAGTTACACCCACAAGATTATTTATTTGTTCTACTGCGGTTGTTATTGATTCTACACCACTTACAATTGCGTTATAACCTAGAAATATTGATAATATTATTAGTATATATTTTAATATTGGCCATATAAAAGCGATAAAGTGAGCAATAAATAACAATACTAATATTGGTATTGCTAATATGTTAATTAGAACATTAAATATAAAAAATATAAAATCAAAATTTCTTATAACATCATTAACTGGAAATGTATTAACTGTTGTTTTACAAGTTCTATCATCAATTTCTTTTATACCTAAGTGTCTAGCTCTACCAAGACCATTTTTATATCTGTCTAAAAACATTGCGGTAGTATATACCTTGTTGTAATTAAACTCATAAAAAGTATCTTCACAATCAATTGCTTCTTGTGTGTTAGCATAATCGTCCCAATCTAAACTAAAAGCATATGACCTTAATGTGTTGAAATAATCTTCTGGTAAGAAATTATATGCTATTGTTTGTGGTTGAGTTTCGTCAATTGGATTTGACACTACTTGAAATACTTGTCCTGCGTTGATTGGGATTGACGTAGGGTCACCAAAATATGGTTGACCATCAATATATATAACGTAATTTGCTGAATTAACTGAACTATCAAATATAAACCCACCTGTTTGTGTTGCTGTTGTTACACCAGTAAGGTTACCAACCGGTAAATTAAAGGTATTTAATACAGCTGAATCTGGGTCAAATGGGTCATTACTAGAGTTATCCCAACCATATTCTTTTATGTTTGGCACTAGATAGTTTGCTCTTAAAAACTCATTTTGTAACCCTTCTTGGTTTTCCCATTTAAATTTAAATCTGTATTTACCTTTTGTTGGTATACCTTTTGCTGGGTCATTTGATAATACTTGTTCTCCAAATTCATTTGTTATAACATAATCTAAATTCATTGGTACATTAACCAAAAAAGAACCATCCCCATCAATTACTTTTCCATCATCTTCAAACCTATGTTCTTCAAGAATCGGTAAGTTTTGTTCATCTGGAAATATTGTTTGTCTTATAGATAGTATTTGTCCTGGGCCTGCAATTAGTTCACATAAATTACCTGTATTATTTTTTGGTTTACAAGTAGTTTTTAACGCATCATCATTTGTTGTAGAGATAAGTGAACCCATAAAGACAGCTGTTGGTTCAATTTTAATATTTGCCTCATTTGTTAAATCAAAATCTAATCTCGTTATACCAAATTGACAAACTTCTTCGTCTCCCCAAAATGGTGGTACATCTATTGTCTTATTTAATGTTTTTATTTGTGGTAACTCATTTAAATTTGTTGAGGTTTTAAAAGAGTTTCCATTAACTTGTGATGGTGAGGCAACGCCAGCTTGTACTAAGTCTTGTGGGCTCAATGAAAAACAACCTATATCGGATAAATCAACATCCATTACTATTGTTTGATCGCCAGTTGGTACACCAAATATCATATAGTCACCACTATCGTTTGTCTTTACTGTGAACTTATAATATTTGTCATATACCTCAATATATGTTTGGTCTAATAAAGCTTCTTCTTTAGTTGGAAATGTTCCTGTTGCTGCGTGTGTTGAATAAGAGGGGTCTTTTGGTAGTAGATTATATCTATAACCATCTTCATTTAAGTCTGATAATGTTTTATAAGGATATAATTCACTAATTATAGGGTTTAACTCATCTTCTTCACTTAATGGAACGAATATTGAAACTTTTGCGTTTGGTAGTCCAAATCCTCCATTTACTAAAACACGACCCACAACAACCCCATAATCAGAACAGACTCTGGTATATATGTCTGATTGATTTATCTTTAAAGACAATATTTCTAAATGTTCAAAATCTTGATCTAATTTGACATTTATAAATTTATCTTGACCTACTTCGGTTCTTATTCTATACGATTTTGGCATTAAAGAATAGTTTTCTCATAAATAGTTTATTTCCTATTTTCAAAAAAGTAATCTTAAAATGAAATAAATAAATTATTAAGAGAAATTGACAGTTTTTAAATTGATAACTCTTACGTTAATATCCTTGTTTGGGAATCTAATTTGATATATCTGAGTTGGTTCCGCAAATATAGTATCATTAATTAATTGTATTTGTTTTGTATTTGGGTCAGAATACCTTTGTGATGTTTGATTTGATGAATATTGACCACCAACTCTATTAAAAAATCTCATATCTGAAATACTAACAACACCATTTTCATCTTGTATTAATCTCCTAAGTTCTGAGACATTTACATTTTGACCTAATTGTCTTACTTGTGGATTAAAATAATCAGTTGTTATGTCAATTATTTTAGATACTATAGCTCCTTGATTTTGAGCACCATCTAGAACAACGTCAACATCAATTGCCAAATCTATTGGATTTGCACTTTCTATTGAAATATAGTCATTAATCATCCTATAATTTGACAAATAGGTTGCAACATTGTTTTTTAAAGTTGTAGATATTGTATCTGTTAAATTACCATTAATATCATAAGTTAACATCTTTATTTTAATCTTATTGTTTTCTTCAGTTATAGATACTTTAGCTGGCGCACCAAATTGTGATGGCATATTTCTAATTATAGACTCATAGTCATTGATTGTTGTTGCTCTATTTTGTGCTGAAAAGTTAAAGGCGACCATTTGTCTAACATCTTCTGTTGTTGGTGTATTTGCTCCTCCAATAGCTGCAGTTACGTTGTTACAGCTTAATGTATTTATAACACTTCTATTAACCGATTCTGATGGTCCATTTACAAAAAATGAAACTCTACCAATTTGTGTTATTACATTTGCACCTAAATTTGAAGCTAAACCACCACCAATTCTATATTGTATGAATAGTGTTGAATTTGATTTTAAAGCCGCACCTAATGCTAAATTATTTGAGTACTTATTTAAATCAAAACTATCTCCAGTTCTAGCAAATTCTCTTAGTTGTTCTTCTGCGGATACATTACCACCACCAAAAGTCATCTTTAAAAATCCTTCAGGTGTATATTCACTTATAAACTTTGTGTTTGTTTTTATGTATTCCCCAACCTTAATACCTGGCTGATCAGAAGGTTTTGTTGGGTCTTCAATAAACACTCTATCTTCAGCTAAAGCTTTTACTTCATACCACCTATTTTGTAATCCTAAAAATTCTTGTGGTTCTGGTATTGTATTATATTGAGTCCCATCTTTTAATAAAACACTTGTTATTCCTAAAACGTTTTTTTCTGGTAAAAATAACTCAAGATATGGTTTAACATCATTTGGTGTTATAACTCTTTTAAAAACTTTTGTAACACCATTAACAACAACTTCTCTTTTTGTAATTGTATAGTTTAATAAAACGCCATTTGCGTCAAAATTTGGTATTTTTAGTCTATTTGGTGATCCTTCTGCATTTGTTGGTGATGCGAAATCAATATCATAAACAGTTTCAAATGGTTGACCAGCACCAGCAACTTGTGAACCTCTTCTTAAAATTCCACAATATCTAATATCTTCTTTGTCACCAAAAGCTGGAACTGTTATTGAAAAGTCGACCAATGCAACAGATGGTCTTTGTCCTGGTATCTTTAAACCATAGGTTCTTGCTATATTGTATATTGAAGATTTTTGTTGTGCGTATTGTAATACAGTTTCTTGTATGCTCCTATCTATTTGAAAGTGTAGGTTATCTGATACTGCAGCGTTTAAATCTAATAATACTGAAAATACACCAGCATCATTAAAATTCTGGATTAAATCAGGGTAATAAGTCCTTGTAAAATTTATTAATTCTGTTCTTAACCCTTGAAAGTCTCTAGTGGTATATGATATCTTTTTCTCTGCCATATATTATTAAATATTAATAATTACAAAATCGCTACTCTCAAGTGCTTGATCTGTTATTCTATAATCAATTTTAATTTTTGCGGTATGTTCTTTTTCACCAATCCCTTGTACTTTAAACTCTCTTTCATCATTAGTGTTTATATAAGTACCTTTGTTTTCATCTTCTTCTGCAGCATCAGTAATATCAATACTTGTTATTTGTAAATTTGGTAAATAAGTTTCAATAGAATCTCTAATTTCAGCTTCAATATCCGCAAATGTTGGACCATCTAATGGTTCGAATATATATTCATATAATCTAGTTCCAAAATTTGGTAAAAAATATCTACTACCTTTTCTTGATAATACTAGGTGAACTAAATTACTTCTAATTTCTTCTTCTGTTGCGTCTGAAATATCTAAATACTTACCAACAAAAGATTCTCTAAAAGGAAAATTTATCCCATATGTTATACCATTTGCCATATTAGATAAATATATTGGTTAATAATTTTATATAAATAAAAAACCCTCCGATTGGAGGGTTTGGTTTTTGTAATTAAATATTAAATGTCCAAATCATATGGGTCTTCATCAATGTCTGCAACAGTTTTACCCATTTTTATA